ACTAGCACCCCAAAAAACCCTAGATTCTCCCGCCTTTGTAGAAACAATTGCCAACAATGCCTCTGATGACTGGATAGCGTCAATACCTCGAAAAGTGGCTACACCATCACGACTGAGGGTTATTTTTTGCCCTACAGTATTAGTTAAGAATCCAGATAAAAACTGCTCAGGTGTATCCAAAAATTCGAATATTCGAGACTGCGATCCATGAATCATCCCCCCCCGCATCCTGCCAACTTTTACCCCTACAGAATCCGGCAAAACCCGACCCGTATAGTTTTCGTCTTTATAAATCAATCCCCCTTGTGGCTGCCTATAAATCAGACCACCCTCAACTAAAACGCCCGACTGAACCCCGCAGCTAAGTGTGAAACTTAAAACAGATCCGGGTGCTATCTGCAATTCTGAAGACTTGAAACCAACGGCTATCTCAACAGCGACAACCCAATTATAGGGTAATGGTCTTTGAAATACAAAAAAGCCTAACTTCGTATCAACAGAAACCCATTCCCCAATACCATCCATATCGTTGCCGTCGCCCGTATCATTCTCGGTAACAAGCTCCCCAGATTCGATATTGACAAAGCCTAAAACCCTTGCGAATATCTTTCCACTCAGTAAATTAGAAACAGGCTCCGAGCCATTCAGAAAACAGTTTAAGCGGAGTCTCCTGCCCACTCCCATCTCTGATTCGTACAGATTCAGAAAAGCTAATCTAATTGGTGATTGGTCGGGATCGAATAATGATCCACTACCATCGGGAGTATAAACAGGGCGTGGAAAAAACGGGTTATTTGCCAAGATTTCAGCGTCAATATTTGCTGCGGGTTGATGACAGCCAAAAACTCCGCTAGTGCCACCAATTGGGAATGCTCCGTAGTTTGTAGATCCAAGATTTAAAACCCATTTATTCCCTAAACTATCAGAAATAACTTTAACCCCATCAACAGCTTGCGGGGTGTTTAGCCTCATGTAATAAGCACCCAAACTGGTAACGGTTCTTATTTGCCCCTGAATGGCGTTTGTTGGTAGTGCTAGAGGGTTTGCTACAGATGACGGGGTGATAGTTAGATCAGTATTTTGACTTAAGAGTAAGTCAGAGAATGTCGCTAAAGTTTTGCCGTTGTCTTCCCAGTTTTTCCAGATTCCGATAACGTGACCATTGGCTTTGTCGTTATTAGGTGAAGCAATTAAGAGATAATAAGGAAATAGAGTTCCCTCGGTTCTATTGGCAGAATTAAACTGAACTCTAATTCGACTCCCGACTGTATAATTTGCCAGTACAAGTGTTGAGCAAAAGTTAACGCCCGATTCATTAAAGGCTTGAATCCCTAAATAAATCGTGCCATTTGTTGTTAAACTTCCTCCCGTTTCAACTGATACAGTAGGGGGAAGACATTGATTCAAATTACCGGGAAAAATCGTGCTCATGAAAATTCTTACAGAAAGTGGTTTAGGTCAAACTCTAGCAAATATTATTAAATCTCAATCACCTATCCAGAAAGGATCTGCTAGGCAATCAAAGCCTCAAGGTCAATCCGTAGCTGTTCAGTTAAATACATCCATCCCTGGATTCCCTTCAGTAATTAGGGCTTTTGCTTTTAATCCTGTTCAGGTAGGATCAAATAACGTTAGCTTAGTTAGATTATCCGAGCCTATTGGCGGGTGTGATTGGGGGGCTTTTTCTGGTTCCCCCAGTCAGATTGTTGGATCAAGGTCAGAAGTCAATGTATCTCAAACACCTCAATCTACAGATAGCAGAAAAATCAAAATCGAGATCAAGGTTGGTTACACCGGAAAGTTATAAATATGGGTTACTCTCCTCTGGTTTTTCCTCTGTTGATGCTTCTGATTGCGCTTGTTTTTGCTGTTCGGCTGCCATGATTTTTTCAATTAATTCTTGGTTAAAATCCTCCTGTCTTCTTTGGCTTAATCCTAAGTCTTTTCTAAGCTGATTCAATGCCTCTAAATCAGTGGGATTGAATAATCCGGTTTGAATGCAAGTCATAATATTAGAAACCCGCATTCCCGACTGTGCCGGATCTAAGAATTGTTCAGACTCAAAAGTTCCATAATTATCCTGTATTCCAAAGTTCCACATCAACAAAGGGCGACAAACGTTATTAATTAATCTATCTCTAAATTGTCTAGCTATTTCCTCAATTAAACCATCCAGAATTAATCTATGTCCTGAGTTCAAACCAGCCTGTCCGAGCGTAGCAGTGCCTTCATTAAAGATGGTATATGGGATTCCATAAGCTAACCATCTATATTTATCTAATTTTTCAGAAGTTAAATTAAAGAAACCCTCCCCCCCGGTTTGGGGAATCGTAGTAATAGTGTTATTTTTATCCGTTCCCACAATCGATCCATTGGCTAAATCCTTTAATTGATCTAAAGCCTGAGCTAATGCCGATGTATTTTTAGTCTGTCCGTATTCGTCAAGAATAGGCTTGCCGTTCGAGTCCATCATCGGGATTGGTTCAGTTGACGGAACTTGTACGATAGTTAAACCCGTCGCTTGCCGTTGACAAGCTACACTCCATTCCCGCATCAGTAACTTATGAAATTCCCAGAAAGGATAGGCTGCTGCGGCTTGCGGATCTCCATTCGGATCATTGCTATCAATTGGAGTATTTGAGATGTGTAAGCACTTTGCATAAGGGATTCCCACCTCTCCTTTACTAGACGAATAAATAATCCGATCTATCTGACCGGATTTCCCTGCAAACTTAATCCGACTGGGTTCTAAAATATTAAGTCGCTTAATCCTTAATTCTCCCTTGTGTCCCTCCATCTCGGTACTAAACACAATCTCCGCCACACTCCGACCTAAACCATAAGCTTGTTTACTCATCTGAAGGATCACGTCAGATAAAGACCCATCCATTAATTCCCAACAGGAATTAATAAACTCAACCGGAGTAAAATTGCCAGAGGGAAAACTAGCCACATCATTGTTTCCATGCTTAAACGTCCCTGTTAATGCGATCGCCCGTGATGCCTTAACAGTCAAAGCCGCGCCCGATATTGGATCGGCTTTGAGCATTGCAGCTAAATCCTTAATTGGGTATTTTCCCCTAGTGTCTAAGCTAGAGACAAAATCCCAGATTAAATTATCAAGACTGGGTGATATTTGACCCGGAAGGTAACTTAATTTTTCAACCACTATCGACCCCCAATAATAAATAAATTAGCTCAGACGAAGTTAAACTCAAAACCCTGGAAATGTTAACGACTTCAATACTTGATATTTGTAATACCCCAGACTCTTTTCTGCTTATAGAAGCCTGTCTATAATTAAGTAATTCTCCTAACTCAGATTGTGTCATATTCCTATCTTCTCTTAGTCTCCTCAACCTTTGTCCAATACGATCTAAATATACTGAATTGGTATATTTCTTGCCAGAGTTTGAGTTAACAGAATAGTATTGTAATTGACCCATTATTTACCCCTTCCCTATGGGTGTTTCTTGCTTTGACGGTATAGGTGGATTGTGTCAGTTTTCTGAAGACAACCCCACCGGAGAACTGATTAAAAACGCTTTGGTTTTAATTGAGGGAACGCATAAAGATAACCAAGGGGTAGTCCACGAGTTCCCGTCAGAACGGATATTGAGAATTGCACAACGGACAAATGCGGCAATGTCTCAAGGTTATGAGATTCCACTTATGTCCGATCATAGCAAGCAATTGATCGGGGCGGACGGTGAACTCAAAAAACTTGGGATTTTTGTTAGTCCTTTCGAGTGTCGGGTTATCCGTCAAGAGGATTTACCCAACCCAAAAATGCAACACTTAATCGGAAAATTAGGTGCATTTTCCAGGGTTAATATTCTTAATAAGGTTAACGAAGTCCGATCAAAACTAATTAATCTTTTAAGTCCGGGCGTTGATCTAAAACTTGAAAGGTTAGCAGAAGTATCCGCCGTTGCTTTTCCTGCTATTCACGGCCCCGCGCTTTTCGCTGCGTCATCTACTGTTCAAGACTTGAGTTTTGCTTCAGTCAAAGAGGAGCAGGGAACGTTTAAGCGACAAAGAGAGGACTTGCTAGAGGAGTTTGAAATCCTATTACAAACCATCCAAAGGATTCAAAAAGCCTCGCCTGAACAATTGGTAGCGGTAACTCCTGAGCAATTGTTATCAACTGCAATTGACGAATTTACGGCAGAAATTAAGCAATATTTTGGGCTTGATAATTTGAGTCAATCAATGAATCAAGAGCCTGAACTTCCGTATGATTCAAGCCCTTATGCCAACGAATTAGTTAAAGGGCAAGCCACTTATTCCCTGGGTAACACTACTTCTAATTTTAGTGATACGGGGTTAAGGCGACGGAGAAAGAACCGATAATTTTGTTATTTTCACACTAAGTATTTAAGGAGACAAAAATGAGTTATTACCAATACGAACCGCCTGTAGCTATGTTTTCAATGGCAGAAGTTGATAAATATAATAATTATCAAAACGGTGCGGGTGTAGCTGTTTTTGGTGCTGCGGATATGGCAAAAGGAGTCTTAAAGGGTGCTGTAAAAATAGCAAAAATGCCATTCCGCGCGGTTGGAGGTGTCGCCGCAAAAGGTGTCCGAGCTGCTGCAAACAGATCCGCCGAGCGTGTAGCGACGACAATGACGGGAATGGGAGCCGTCAGGGGTTCTCGAAACCTTGGGGGAATGGC